ATCGCCGGCCAGATGCCATCAGCCACGCAACCGTCAACGAAGTTGCTTACGGCAGTGGCAACTGGTTGCGAAACCGTAGACCCTGCGGCGTAGACGCGGTTTATCCAGTCTTGGGCATCGGCGTTGCTGACCTGCGGGGCGAGCGGCACTGCCCACTTGTTTGCCAAATACCGCTCCACATTCGCTCGCTGTGTCGCTGTCAGAGGTGACGCGAAAGCCAGCACCTCGTACATATCTCCGTTATAGAACACAAGCCCATCGCCGCCAGCATAGCCGCCGATTGTGTGCGAGTCACCGCCATTGAATGTCACACCGCTTGTCGAATACATCTGCGCGCCGCGCCGCCTGTGTGTATACACCCCCGACTGCACTCTTTCTGAAGTGATCTGCACGCCAGAGATGGCTGAATACAGTTGCACATTATTGAGCCGCGACTGCATGAACGTGCCGGGATAGCCGAAGCCGTCCGTGACATACTGGTAGTAATGCGTATTTGCTCGCGTTCCGTAGAGCGCATAGGCTTGGTCGCCAAGCGGGTTGAACGCAACAAACACTTCTCCATAGGACGACGGAAAGGCAGCGGACAGGTTGCCGAGCGTGAAGTATTGCGAACTTGATTGCGTGAGCCGCAGCGTGTTGCGTCCGTTTTGCGTTGTGGCGTTGCGTGTCGGCCTGCTCGCCGCCGTCGCCTGCACCGCGTGCCTGCCGTTTCCAGACTTATCCCCCCAATACCCCACCGGATCGTTGGTCGCCGTTGCCTGTGCGTGGACTCCGCTGATCCCCCACTTCGCTGCGAGGTAGGCTTCGACGCGGGCGATGTTTGCTGTGGAAAGAGAAGCGTTGAAGAAGATCAGTTCTGCGATGCGCCCGTTCCACCCCCTGTCGTTACCATCGGCAACGGATCGGTTTCCAATTGCTAGTGTGCTTATGCCTGTGGACGATACAGAATCGCCGGTTCCAGTAAGGCCAGCACTAGACGACGCGCCGGAAAGTCTTGGCGTGATCGCTGTGGACACATCAAGCCCGCCGCTCCAAGTGAACGACGATAGGCTCCATGCCCCAAGAGCCACCGACGAGTTCGCGGTGCGTTGCCCGGCGTTGCCGGTGGCGCCAGCGAACGGAGGGTTGTACCGAAGTGCGGCATTCGCGCCATCGAAAAATAGCGCTGAAGCCCCGCGTGTCATTGCTCTCCCAAGCGAACCGCCGCCAGCGGCATCGGCCCGCAACACCACAAATACAGTCGCCGCCGTGTAGCCGCTGGATATGGCGGCTTCCATCACATCGTCTGCGCCGTCAAACGACACAACGCTCCTGCCGTTCAGGGCGTTGCTCACAAGGGTGGGTCGCGCCGTGCCGCTCGCCGTCGCATGGTTCCCCTGCCCGCTCTTGTCATTCCACTGGCTCACCAGCCCGCCCGACTGCGTGATGCTGGACGCATCGCTCGCATCCCACCACCCCACGCACCCACTGACCTCCGTAGGTGCCGACACCGCCGTCACCGGCCCAGCGTCGGTGGTGTAGAGCGACGAGCCGTCAGCCGCGTCCAGCCAGAGGGCGAGGCCAGAGATGGAGCGCGGCGTGAAGGTGCTGCCAGGACGCAGGGTGCGGGGGTTCATCGGCATGCGGCGTCAGTTCCTCGTCTGTTCTTCGACCACCGACCGCACGACTTGATGCAGTTCGCGCTGCCCGTGCGCCAACTCTTGCAGGGTCACGGCCTGCTGGCGCTGCACCTGTCCGATTTCTTTGAGCGTCTCCGATGTCGTGTCCAGGAACTCGACATGGGACTTCACCATCGGCTCGACGACCGTCCCGTGCAGGGCGATCGCGGCCTCGCGTCCAAAGAACATCACGACCGCCAGAATCACGCACGGCACGCCGAACCTGTCGGCGATGCGGAGAAACGTGTCCAGGACGCTCTGCTTGATCTCCTCGGCCGTCACGGTCGCCCCCTCGTCAGGTCTTGAGGAGGACGACGCACGACACCGCCGTGCCGGCGGCTTGGCCGGCGACGAGTTTCAGCGCCCCCACGCCATAGGCGGCGTCGGGGAGGGCGTAGACGCGGGCCTCGGTGGCCGATTGGGCCAAGGTGATGTCGGCCGCACTGCCGCTGGCGTCATGGAGCCGGCCGAACGTGCCGTCCGTCGTGCCGCTGCACCAGAGCTGGATCGAGGTGAACGAGGTGCTGCTCGTCCCCAGCAGGACGCCGCCGCCTGCCACATCGTCCCAGCGAATCGTGGTGGCCGCCGCGGTCGCCGTGGACAGCGTGACGTTGAGAGCCTTGAACTTCCGCCGAATCTTCGGTTCCATCGCAGGCACCTCCTTGTGCGTTGCGGGCCTCTATGGGCCTCACGGGGCGTGCTACACGGGGCTATACCACCATTGTAGCGGCCTGTAGCCGGCTCATTGCGGCATCGACGGCGGCCTGGAGGGCCAGAATGCCGCCGCCGTTTACGATCTCGTCATCGACGTATTCGTCGGGAATGCCGCGCTCGCTCTCGTGGCTCGCCGTCTCGCCGTCCAGGACGCCAAAGCCGGGACGCACCACCCGCCACACGACGCCGCCGCGGGCCTTGATGGCCGCCGCCTCGTTGGGGAAGCGGACGTCGGTGATGCAGAGGTCGCCTCCGGCGGCCTCTGCCCGCTGCATCGTCGCCATGACCCAGATTTCGGGATGGATCATGTTTCGGCCCCAGTCGGTGCCGAGGGTCTGAAGGAGTCTCCGGGGCGAGCAACTGATCCACCCGAGTGCGTTCTCTTTGCGGCTCCTGTCCTGCAACTGCTCAACAGTCAGCCCGGTGATCGCCGACACGGCGTCATAGATCGGGTCGGCGAACGCCAGCGGCACGAACTGATGCTCCAGGCACAGCCGCGCCGCGACCGTGTTTTTCCCCGCCCCGGCCGCCCCGCAGAGTCCAATGATCACAGCGTCATCTCCTGGCCGTCGAACTTAATCGTCACCCCCAGCGGCTCCGCGAGCCACCGCATACTGACGTTCGCCTCGCGGAGCATGGCCTCGGCCTTGACGATGCTCGACGTCCACCGCTCCGGCGTCGCGGCCCGCGGTTTGACATGGCCGACGACCTCGGCGATCCCGGCCGCGATGATCGCCCTGGCACAGTCCATGCAGGCGAACCAGGGGCAGTAAAGCGTCGCCCCCAGCGTCGGCGTGCCGACCCGCGCGGCTTGGTAGATCGCCATCCGCTCCGCGTGTTCGATGTATTCGTATTTCGCCGGCCGCGCGAGCCGATCCGGCGCCGCCCACACGCCCGCCGGCACCTTGTTGACGCCGACGCAGACGTAGGCCGCGCCCCGCGGCACCAGGATCGCGCCGTTCTGGGTGTGCATATCGTGGCTCCCCGCAGCGGCCTCCTGGGCGGCGATGCGGAGCCAGTCGATCGGGGTGTTGTGGTGCAGGGTAGCCATTATTCCACCCCCGCAACGTGCATGGAAACTAGCCCACCCTCGGGGCGGTACAGAAACGTCTCCATGCACTGCCTCGCGCCAATGAAGCCACCGGCCGAGTGCCAATCGTCCGGCGGGACGACCGTGGGGGCCGTTCTGACGATCACTCCATCAAGCGTGTCCAGCGGTTTGTTGTTCTCGGCGGCCTGGTGGTGGAGGTGGCCTGTGTGCCACTCCCGATAGACGCTTTCGCTCCAGGCCGCAGACTGCTCGAGCGCCATGATCTGGGGCAGCTTCCGCTTGGCTTTGTGGCCGTGGCAGAAGCCCAGCAAGTTCCGCCCGTATGGGGCGTACTGGCGGCCGGTGAACTGCGTTCTCACGTTGACGGACGAAACTCCGCGGTAGCGCTCTAGGAGTATTCGCTGAAACGCCCATGTCAGGACTTCGTCGTGGTTGCCGTTGACGGTGAAGACGTCCGTCGGGACGGTCGCCGCCGACCGCTCGACGATGCCAAGTAGAACGTCGGATGCGACGTTGATGACCTTCTGGATGCGTCCGTCCCGCTCGAGCGGCGTCCCGCTGGTTGTCGTGCCTGCGGGTGTGTCGAAGTGGAACAGGTCGCCAAGGAAGGCGATCGTGCGGAGGGCCGGCTGGTACTCGTCCCCGGCGTCAAACAGTCGGCTTGTTGCCGCCGTGACCCGCGATTCCGCGATGCCCAGGTCATAGTCGGCGCCGCCGGTAGTCTTGCCCCACGCATACGCTCCGAAGTGCGTGTCAGAGACGATGAGAACTTGCCAGAGGCCGTCCTTGCGGGGCTTTCTGCTTCGGGCGGCAGGCTTGTGCTGGCGCAGCTTCTTCCCGGCAGCCTTGATCATCCCCTCGACGCACTCAAGCACTCCAGGCCCGGCCTTGGGCTTGAGGCGAACGAAGACGCGGTGGAGTTCGATACTGCCGCCTTCGCCGTCCCCACACTCCCACTTTGTGGCCTCGCTGGCCGCCACCTCGTAGCGGGCCATGTCGGCTTCGATATGCCGCAGGAGGTCTTCCACGGTCTTGATCCGCCGCGAGGTGCTCTTCGCCTCGAGCGTGTCGCCATCCTGGCGCTGCGTGACCTGTTCGGAGTCCGCGGCCGGCGTCTCCGCAGGCAGCGCCGAGATGATCGCCGCCTTCAGCCCCTTTGCAGCCATGCTTCGACTCCTGGGAATCCGATCCGGCAGATGCCGCGCTCGTTGAGTTGCTTGGCGATCGCCTTGGCGAGCGTGCGGCGCGGGGTCTTGATGGCGCCGGCCCGAAACTGCCGCTTGATCTCGTCCAATTCCGCCCTGGCGTCGGGGGCGACGTTGTCGATCCAGTAGCCGATGCCGTGGTAGGTGTCGGGGAGCGTCGCGACGACGGCGTCAAGGAGACTCGTCGCGGAGGCTCCAGAGGACGCGGGAGATGTCTCTGGCGGCCTCGGTAACGTGCTCTTCGCTGGCCGTGGGGAACGAGACATGGATGCACTCATGCAGGATCGTCTCCAGGCGGGCGCGGCCCGTGAGCCGCTCGTCGATCAGAATCTTCCGCGGCATCTTCGGGTTCTTGGCATCAGGCAAGTACGCCCACCCGGCCGCCCGCCCCCGCAGCCGCGTGAAGCGGAGGAGCCATTTGACGCCGTGGATGGTGAAGTGGTGGTCGCCGGGCATAGGTAATATCGTGACAAGTAGGCTAGGGGTTGTCCACGGCCTTTTGGGCGGCCCGCTGGCAGGCTTTCCTAATCAGCCACTTCGCCCCAGTCTCGCTCCACGGCAGGATCGTCTCGCGCTTGGCCCTGCGCTGGGAATGCTCCGTTCGCATGGCCTGGAGGATTTCCGGCATCCCCGGCCCTTGGCACCACTCTGGCCCGTTGGCGTCCATCTTCTTAGCCATCGCGTTGCACGAGCAGCCGAGGTTGGAAACGATCCCGAACCAGTCCTTCAGCAGCGTTTTGAGTTCCGTCCCAGGCCCGGTTTCCGGCATGTGGGCCGCTGCCGGCGCGCCGGTATGGCAGTCGCGGTAGACGGCTTCACCGTTCTCGTAGGTTTTTTCGACGCAACTCATGGTTATTCCATTACGTTTACGATAGTGATCTCAAAGTCCTTCTCAACATAAAACCCGCTGGAATCGGTCGATCGGATTCTGATCGTCGCAGATTGCTGCGACTCAAAGTCAAATGCCTGCGAAGTTTTCAGAGATGTTCCTTGAATAGAAAAACCGCTCCCTGAAACGATTGTGTATGTGAACGAGTCGTCTATGTATGGGTCTTCAATGTCAGCGTCAACGGTGGACAGCGTCCCGACGGTTGTTCCGATCGGTTCGTTTTCGCGAACGGCGAGCGATGACAGCAGGATGTCCGTTGGGGCGGCAGCGATCACAAGCGTGGATGTGTCCGACTCGTACTTCGCCTTGACTTGAGTCCCTGTCAGGCTTGGCGCGTACAACTGAACTGTCGGCCCAGCAAAGAGAACGTATCTTGATTCAGGCTCGGGGTCATCTGAAAACTCCACCGTTAGCGTACTGCTCGTAAACGTCGCCGAGGTCACGAGGCCGCCTGGGTTGGTGATCGGCTCGTTGGCGATCACCGTTCCGCCAGTGATCGACAGACTGCCGGTCATGCTGTTCTGGTTCAGCGTCAGCGTTCCGGCCTCGTTGACGATGCCGCCAGCACCGGATAGGTCACTGACCGTCAGGTCGCCGCCGCCTGTGATTGTCAGCGTCCCGGTCACTATCAGGTCATCCAGGGACTGCGACACCGCTGGATCACCGGGCTCTTCTTGCAGTATCAGGGTCGCCGTGCCTGCTGTCACGGCGGTTGTTGGGTCGATGCCGCCGTAGGTGGTCCCTTGCACTCGCAGCGATGCACCGGAGGCCAGCGTCAGCCCGCCGCCCGCGACGAGCAGATCATCAGCCCCGATCCTCACACTGCCATAGGCGACGGTGACTTGACCGGTAGTAGTCCCAGCACTGCCGACCGTGTTCAAATAGAACTCACCCTCGTAGCCTGCTGCGCCGAAAATTATGTCATTGTCAGCGGGGAGGTTCCCGTTCCCGTCAGCCCATGACCCCCTGAACTCAAAGACTCCTCCCGCCTTGGCTACCAGCGTCAGCGGACGGCCTATCCTAATTTGGCCGATCATATACACCCGGCCGGAGTCGGCCATGGCCCCGATTATCACGGGCTGTGAGCCGGGCAAAACATATGGGTCGAACGCCACATACAAATCCTTTTCTATCAGCACCGTGGCAGGGCCGCTATCGCCACCTATTTGCATCATGTTTCCAAGTGACCCAGCGTTTCCGATTTGGAGCGTGCCGCGCCTTACCGTCAGGACGCCCTCCAAAACATTGCTTGGCGCATTCAATCTCCACCGGCCAGTCCCATCCTTGATCGCATGACACTGCGCAGAGCCGGCTGGGTCATTGATCCTGCGAATCTCGTTGGCGTGATCGCTAGAACCCGACAGCGTCAGCGTCCGGTCGCAGTTACCAGCGTGCGTGACGGCACTCGTCAGGACGAGCGGCCCCGTGCCGTCTGCGCAAATCTCGCCGTCGCCTCGCATTACGATGTTGGCGTTGCTCGTGTGGCCTGGGCCGTCGTAGGTCATCACCGTCTTGCACTCGTACAGGCAGTTGCCCAGCCAAATTGTGATGCCGTTGCAGCCAGAGAACTTCAGCGTCTCAGCGTCGGTCGCCGGTGAATCCCAGCACACCTTGATCTTGAGGTCTTGGAAGTTGGAACCGCACGGCACCGGCTCGACGTTGAATGCGTCCCAGCACAGCGGAAACACAATCGTCTCGCGGACGCACCGGTCGTATGGCGTCGGGATATACAGTTCGCCGTGAACGCGGACGGCCGACATAGATTCAAGTTCCACCCGCACCCACACCGTGTCGCTGATCGGCGGCAGCCGCTTAGTGCGTGGCTGGTAGAAGGTCAGGCCAGCAGCCTTGCTGGTTTTTTCTTCGCAGCAGCAGGCGTCGAACGGCGGGCGGCAGCGAGCGTTCTGCGGACATCCAGGCTCCGTGCTTATAAGGCACTGCGTCGTCCCGACGCCCTGAAACTCGCCGCCGACGCCGTCGCAGTTCGCCTTCGTTGTCGGCGACGACTCGTGCAGGACGTAGTCTCCGTCTTCGTTGTAGACGCAGCATGCGCCTACGCAGGCCGCTTCATCGCAACTGTTTGAGGTGGCGCGAATGGACGGCGCTGGGCAAGTCGCTTGATCGACAACCACGCAATGCCCGTCGTCTGGGTCGCAGCACGGCACCGGACACCCGAGATCGCAGCATCCGCCAAGAAACTGCCCGGCGCATTCGGAGGGCTTCTTGCTTTGGCAATTGCCATTTTCGCAGCACCGGCCAGGACACTCCCCCCACTGGTCACGAAACACGATCGCGCCGTCGCACGCAGGGCAGCACAGGCCAGCCGCGACGTTTTCGGCTCCTTCGATGCCGCCGTTCAGTTCTGGATTCATGGCGTTCGGAGGCACGCACCCGCAGCACTGATCTACCTCGTCGCCCCACCGCAGGAACGTCCACCCCTCCTCGCATGGCGCGTCTGGGTCGTTTTCAGGACTCCAGATTTCGTCGCCGCAGCAGTACCCAGGCTCCGTTTTCCACTCGTCGTTGCAGCACTGCCCCTGCCCCTGCCCCTCTTCGCAGTGGCATTCGCCGTTGCAGAAAGTGCCGCCGCGAACGCACTCGCACCAAAACCGACAGGTACTGACGATCAGGCCGTTGAACACGGCCAACGCGCCGTTGATTACGAGCATGCGGTTTCTGCTGAGATGGGGAGCGAGAGCGTCGCCGTCTCGCCGGGGTAGGGAATCCAGGCTCGGATGCGAGTGAACTCGATGGCGGCTGTGGTTAATGAAACTGAAGTAATTACGGCCGTCTCGTGGTGTTGCACGTTCAGCAAATGCCAGGCGGGGTTATTCTGTTGCTCGACGGTTGGGACTTTCGCGATGTACGCTATCTGCTCTGTGCAGGCGTCTCCTATCGTGAATAGTTGATTCCAGGCCGCTGCGGTGTTTGTGCTGCCTTGAAATGTCAGCGTCTTCGTTTCGTTAATTGCCCATGATCCGCTAAACGTGCAGGCCCGAATTATGTCTTTGGGTGGCGACTCAACCTCGACCGCCGTCTGCGTCCCCATGACGGATCCGAAGACGACGTTGAACGAGGCCGACGACGCCGTGCTGCCCTCGGCGTCGATGCAGTAGTTAGTGACTGCGTAGGTCTGCGTCGAGCCGACGAGCGTTACGACGGCCGTTGTGCCGATGGCCCACGAGCCGGTGTAGGTGCCGCGCTTGAGCTTTTGGCCGGGGGACGGCTCATCCTCAAACCGAGTCTGTATCCGCGACAGCCCAGCCTGGTAAGGCATCGAGTCGACGCGCTTCACCACGCTGATGATGCGGTCGGTCAGAACGGGGCCGAATTGGTAGGACTTGTTTTCAGCCATCAGACGATGTCGAAGATGCGGACGCCCATGTTGACGAAGTTTGGTCCGAAGGCGACTGTCTCTTGAGTCAAATACCTGTCTGTCAAGACGGCGTCCTCGCCACCTGGAGGGTTTTCGACGTCTCTCGGCGTGCCGTCTCTGTTGAGGGCCACCGGCTGGGCGGATGGACGCTGCGTGACGGCGCCCTCGGGGGCGCTGATCAGCACCCTGGCCCGCATCTTCTTTCCCTGCGAGTCATCGGCTAACTCCGGTGCGTTAGGCCACCCGACGATCTCTTCATTGACGATCTTGAGGTTCAGCGCTCCGTTGTCGACTCCTGCCTGATTGACGCCATCGTTTTTGATGTTGAAACCCTCGATCAACTGGTCGATGAACCACCCGCCGTTGGTCTTGATTGCGAACTCGTAGGTGCGCTTGAATCCTCGGTACAAGGCCGCGCCGTGAGACTCAACAACCGGCTGCACGGAGATATTTCGCAGCATACAGGTGTATTTGGCAACTGGCAGGCCGAGAAACGTGAAGTCGTCGCTGTTTACCTTCCCGGCGTCCTCGAGCCTGCGAGTCGGGAAGTTGTCGAATTGCTCGATGTTGATTGAGATGATCGGCACAAGCATCGACACGCCGTCATATCTGTCCTTGACGGGGTTCAGCGGCGGCGTCGGAGATGCAAGGCCGACGGACGTAATGAGTCGCCACCTCGTCGTCGGAACTTCCATCAGCGACGATGTGATGCTGTATTGCGCTGGCCTGATGTCAGGCGGTTCTTTGTTTGGATCGTTGCCTGGATCGGCTCCAGGCGTCGTCCGGTAGTTCGCCGTGACGATGCGGACGACGCGAGAGTCACCCTCGGCCTTCTCCGAGATGGAGACGCACGGGAGTTGCGTGTTTACAGGGTGCGTGTCGCCGATGTAGACGCCGATCGCCTGCTGGACGTCATACGCCTCTGACGGCGAGTTGAGGATCACCCGCCAAGACCGCACTGAAACGTCCGCGACCTGGCCGCCGTCTACGGAGCGGCTGTTCTCGTTGCCGGACGTTATCTCCTTGACTAACTTCGGCATCGACTAGCCCTCCAGAATGTCGACGCGGAGCCGGGTGCCGGCGACGCCGACGGCCTGATAGTCGACGCCTGTAGTCAATCGGAACAACTGCGGCTCGCCGGCCTTGATGGTCGTGAATGGGGCGAACGAACCGCCGGCCGTGATCCCGACCTGGGCGGTCGCCGAGGTCGCTGTCGACAGGTTTCGCACGAACGCGATGCCGACGGCCGACAGGTTCGCCGTCGTGATGCTGACAGCGTTCGTCGACAGCGTGTAGGTGTCGGACTTGAGTCCGGCGATGCCCATGCTCGCCGTCACGCCGGAGATATTGACCTGACTCGACAGGAACCCCTTGTTGACGTTGAGCGTGATACCGTAAGAAATGTCTGCCATGTTTATCCTCTGATTTCCACGACGTCCTGACCGGCCTGTTCGTTGATGGCGTCGATGACGCCCTGTAGCAGTTCTGACTGCTTCTGAAGTTCGACGAGGTTGACGTCCTTGTTGGGATCGTCGCCGCGGAGAAGGCGGTTGAGTTCGCGATTCCCTTCCATCGTCTGGGCGTCAGCTACGTTGAGCGCCGCCCGCGACGGCCCCTGGAGCATCGCGTTCATCCGCTCCTCGCGGAATCCGGCGAGCATCGGGGCGACTTGCTGCAACTGCTGCTCGGCGAGGCGGTTGAGGGCGGCGTTGCGGCCGGCGACGTCGGCGACGAACCGCTGGCCTTGCAGTTCAACCGTGAACGCCTCGGTTATGTCCCTAGCGCTCTGCTCGACCTCTCGCCTTGCTCGCTGGACTGGCGTCATCGCGAGTTCGCGACCACGGTCGCCTGACGCCGCACGCTCCGCGCGGCGCGTCATATCGTCTCGCTGACGTCTGGCAGCCTGAACCTCGGGGTCGCGCTCCGCGTCTGCGTTGATGCTCTCCTGCAATCTCCTGCGTTCCTCGCGGGCAGCGGCACGCTCCTCGGCCGTGCCGCCGCGGGTGCCGTCGGCGCCAGTGTCGTTGGCTGGGGCAGACAGCATGGCGTCAATTTCACGAAGACGACGGAACCTTGGATCGCCGTTACGGATGGAGTCCTGCTCCATGCGCTCGATCGCAGACGCCCGGCGGTCCTCGAACTCCTGCTGCGCGCGGCGAGCGTTGCGGACGTCCTCTTCGGCTCGCGTCCGCTGGGCTGCCGTCTCTGGCGTCCCCCTGGCAACATCCTCTCGCCTAGCCTGCTCGGCCCGCTGCTCAAGCGTCGCGACGTCCTGGGCGACCGACTCCGACAACCTCGCCAGTTCGGAGCCGAAAGTCTTTACGGCCGCGGCGGCGTCGCGGAGAGCGTTGATATGGGCCTTAATGGCGTTGACGTCATCGTTGAGCGCCCTGGCCTCTTCGACGCGGCCTGCCTGGGCGGCCTCGCCCGCGGCCTTCTGCAACTGGGCCAGTGACTCCGCGAACGCGGCAATCTCTTCCTCGATCGCACTCGCACCAATGACACCCTCGAATGCCGAGGCGATGTCGGCCTGGGCGGCGTTCATGGCGTCCGCGATCCGCAGGGCTTCGCGGCTGATGCGGGCGGCGAGTTTGTCGGCTTCAATTTGCCTGACTTGGACTAGAAGCTGCTCTCGGATTTGCTGGAGTGGCTGGATGATGTCTCCAGTCGCACCGGACTGCCGGAGGGCATTGATACGTTCTTCGAGAACCCTGATCGCTTCGTCTGGAGACTGGCCGATGTTTTGCAGTCCGGCGATTCGAGCCTCGTTGCGTCGCTCCGTATCTCGCGCCAACTGGAACGCACCGCTGTTTCCGGCTGCGCGTGCTCCAGCAAAAGCGCGTTGGGTTTCGCCTCGGATTTCCGCCTCAAGGGCAGCAATTACTCGCTGCCTGACGTTGCCTGCGCCGTTGCGGTTGGCGTCTCTGACAGCCCGCTGCTCCTCCTGCCGCTGACGTTCTTGGGCGGCCTGGAGTTGCAGCCTCGCCCTAATTTGCTCGCCAGGAGTCGTTGCCGCGTTGAGTTCTCGCTCAAACCTTGCGACGTCTCCGCGAGCCGCAGCGACGCCAACATCGACGGCCTGGATTCTTTGCTCGCGGGCCTGACGCTGCTGCTGCTGAATCTCCTCAACTTGACGCCGAATGGAGGCGTTTCGCTGCCCCTGCTGCGACAGGCCGGCGTCCTGGACTGCTTCAGCAACCTTCTTATAGGACTCTGCCAGGGCGTCAACGACTCGCTTCTGGTCGGCGAGCGCAGCGTTCAACGCCTTCGTCTGGTCTTCAGACTTGCGGCCGTTGTTGTACCAGTTGATCAATGCTGCAACGAGTTGCGCGCCGATGGCGGCCGAGATGCCGGCAATGAGTCCGGTTGTCCCGCCGATAATGAACCCAAGTTGCGAGATGTTGTTCCCGGCCGCGCGGATGCGCTGGTCAAGGCCGCCGGTAACGCTGAAGAAGTCTTCGACAGCGAAAGCAGCCTGCTGGATAGCAAGGCCAGCGCGGTCGCCGAAGCCTCGAGCCTGGTCGCCGGCCCGCCGGAAGTCCTCGGCGAATCGGCCAGGTCGCACGCCTTCCGCAGCCGCGGCGGTGCGGATTAACTCTTGCCTGGTGCGTGCAATATCCGCCGCGGCCTGCTCCGCGCTGTCTGCCGTTCCAGAGAATGCGCGGAATGCCGCCTGTCTGTAAGCCTCAAGGGCGGCGACGGCTGGGCCTCGCTGCTCGGCGGTCAGCCGAGAGAGTCTGTTCTGAACGAACTCGATCTGCGATCCGACGGAACGCAGTTGCCGCTCGTCGATGCCCAGCGACAGGCCGGCGACGCCCTCGCCACCGAAGTTTTGCAGAAACTGCTGGCCGATGCCTCGGCGGCTGTTGAGCGCAGCCTGGATGGCTTGCGTCTCCTGCTGAACTCGCCGCAGTTGGTCAGCCGTAAATCCGACGCCGGCGCGGCCGAGGTTTTGCCACCGAGTCGTGAGGTTGTCGACAACGGGGCCAAGCGATCCAGCCAAGTCAGGCAGTTCGCGGAGTTGATTGCGGACGGCTGTGATCTCGCCGCCGACTCGGTCAAGGAACGCCTGCTGCGGGTTGACGCGAGACGCTGCCCCCTGGTTTGACAACAGTTGCGAACCACTCTGGTCTACATTGAGGAACCTGGACGCTGCCTCGGCGCGGCGTTGGGCGTCGGCAAGCGCATCCGTGCGAATACGCGCGTCCTCAAGCAGTTGCAGATAGGCGCGGACGTCCGTCTGCTGGCCCTCGCTCGCTATGAGATTCGACTCACGTTGGTCGACAACCAGGAAGCGGGACGCGGCCTCGGCCCGCCGCTGGGCGTCGGCCAACGCTTCCGTTCTGGCCCTGGCCTGCTCAAGAAGTTGGATGTATTCGCGAATGTCCTGCTGCTGGCCCTCATTCGCAATCAGGTTCGACTCCCGCTGGTCGACGTTGAGGAACCTGGACGCTGCCTCGGCCCGCCGCTGGGCATCAGTCAGCGCTTCCGTCCTTGCCCTCGCCTGCTCGAGCAGTTGGAGGTACGCGCGAATGTCCTGCTGTTGGCCCTCGTTCGCAATCAGGTTCGACTCGCGCTGGTCGACGTTGAGGAACCTGGACGCTGCCTCGGCGCGTCGCTGGGCGTCGGCAGCGGCCTCTCGCTGGGCGTTCGCCGCCTGCTGCGACAGCGTGATCTCTCGCTCCAACTGGTCATTGACCAACCGCAGTGACGCGACCTGGCGGTTGTACGCGGCCTCGGCCGCCTGCGCGTCTCCATTTCGCGTGGCGCGGATGCGCTCGAGCGTGGAGAGGAGATTCGCCGCCTCCTGGGCCGCCTGCCGCTGCTGGCCGACGAGGGCCGCCACGCCGCTGCCTTGAATCTGCTCTGGCGACAGGGCCGCGGCCTGCTGCTGGAGCGCGGCGGCGCGGGACGTCTGCTGGAGGAAGCCAGGGCGCTGGAAGCGGAGTTCCTGGCCGGAGGCGAGGCCCGCGGTTGCCTGTCCCGCCTCGCGGAGGCGGCTCGCGGCCTGCGTGACGCGGTTGATCCTCGCTTCGAGGTTGGCAAAGTCGCGCTCGCTGACCCTGGCGCCGTTGCCGATGGAAGTGCGGAGTTGCTCGGCCGCCTTCTGCGCCGACTCGAGCGCCGGGGCGAAGTTCCGCTGCACCTGGGTCGACAGACCGGCGAAGTCCTTCGCGGCCTGCGAGACTGGCTTGGCGATCCGCTCGGCGGCCTCGGCGAACTGCCGGATCGCCTGCACTTCCTGCTGATTGACTAACTTGAGATTCTGGCCGACGCCGACCTTGAGCGCCCGCTGCAACTTTTGCAGCGGTGTCAGGATGTTGTCGAACTCACGACCCGCGCGGCTCGTGGCACCGGAGATCGTGCTCTGAATCTTCCGCGCGAACTGCGTGACGTCCTTGGCGCCGGCGTTCAGTCCTCGCGACAGACCCTTGGAGTCTGCCGTGAGGATCGCCGAGATTTTGCCAAGGTAGCCGCGTCCAGCCATCGTCTCATCCTTGAGGCTTCTGCAACTTCATCAGTTCGGAGAACATCGCGTCCTGCGACTGCTTCGGCCGCTTCGACGCTGGGATGAACACTTCTTCGTCAGGAACCCGCTTGTAGTTGCCCGACGCCGCCATGATCGTCCGGCATATCCTGGCAGTCTGCTGCCAACTGTTCCCCAGCGGCCACCGCTGCTGGTATGCGTACCACTCCGACAACTCTTGCGAATCGACCGTCTCGAGCAGTTCTTTGACCGACCGGCCCAGCGCCAGCGCTAGGTCGAAGTAGAACTTTCGCTCGGGGCGGTCGGTGAACCGTTTCCCAGCGCATCCACCGCCGAGTCGGTGAAGGCATTGTGCTGCCACGCCTTGTCGAAGAGCCGGTTGATCACGACGCTTGACTTGTTGCCGAGGGCGTCGATGTCGGCGTCGCCGAACAACCGCTCGCCCGACTCGTCGGCCAGCGTCAGGACGAGGAAGCGAACGCGGAACGCCTTCATCTTCTGCTCGCTGTACGCTTCCTCGAACTTGTCGCGTTCGGTGCCGCTGATCGTGCGGATGTAGACGTCACCGCCCCACTCCGGGACCGGGACCGCCTCGGACAACTTCACATCCTTCGCCGCCAGAATCTTCGCCTTGCTCAACGCCATGAATCAGGTTCCTTGGTAGTCCGTAACCTTGAAGTTCGCAGTCCCTCGCACCAACTCCCCGACACGAGCCTCCATGTTGGCCGACTCGAGAATTGCTCGTCGCGTCACGCTCCATCGCGGCGACGAAAACGTCAGTTGGCCGATGCCCCTGACGAGACTCTGAATGTCCCCTGTGTCTCCAGTTGCAATGAAGTCCAGGGAGATACTCCCGCCAGACCACTCGCCCGTCGGGACGAGGACGGCGTAGCCAGATGGGTCGCTCGGGGACGTCATGTTGACGACCTCCGCGACCGGCGTCTCGACGCCGATGCCGACGACGGCCCCAGCAAAGTTGCCGCGGGAGCCAGCGAACGTGAATGTTGCCCCTTGGGCCGCGAATCCCGCCATCGCTTACGCGACTCGGAACGTCGCACTCCCGGAGACGAGGGCGCCGACAGAACCGCCGATCGAAGACGACGCGATCGTCGCGTTGCCGCTGAACGAGATCGGGCCGGAGATCGACATGGAGCCGGACACGCCGGCCGTGAGGATGTTCGTGGAGATGTAGTCGATCTGCACCTCGCGGTCGGTCGCGAAGCCACCGACGTACTCCCGACGGCCGTTCGGGGCGATGCCCAGGTGGCTGCCGTCGATGAGGTCTTGGGTGTCATTGACCTGAACCGAGGTGACCGTGAGGTTGGACCCGCCGAACGAGAACGTGAGTCCCTGTGCCGAAACGCCTGCCATGAGTCGCGCCTCCTTGCGCCAGTGTCGTGACCTGTAGGGTTACGAGGCGGCTTCTTGCCACCTGATCTGATACAGTTGCCTGACCTCGTAAGCCGGCGGGAGTTGTGCTCCGACGGCCGTAGGATCGAGAAAATCGTCAGTTTCGCTGACGAGCCTCATATCACTGATTGTAACCCCCATTGCCGTGCCGGTGTTGCCATCCAGAGCAAGCCGCACCTCGTCCCCCAACTCCCTGGCGGCGTCGTGGGTGAGCGCCCAGGAGGCGATCTGGATCGACAAGAGCGGGACGTAGAGCGGCCCCGACAGCGTCGTCTCGCGGATGATGTTCTGCCGCTTGTAGACAATGAACGGGAACCCAGCCGACTTCGGCACGGCGATCGGGTAGACGTTGAAGCCGACGAGTCGGGCGACCGCGGGGACGCTCGTCAGACGGTAGTAGACGTAGTCCTCGGGCTTGATGATCACCGGAGTTCCTCGATGTAGGTCTTCATGTTGGCGATGAGGGACGCCAGGACGGCCGAGGAGTTCTCGGAGATCGTCTTCTGCATCAGGTTCTTGGCCGGCATGAAGCGGTACGTCTCTCCGGGGTGGAGAGTGACCGGCCGCTGCTCGCCGCCGCCTGGGGGCGTCCAGAAGTCATGGTCGCCGCCGCTGCCGGCCTTCGCCTGCCTGGTTCGCTCCTTCTTCGACCCCATGAGGAAGTAGTATCCTCGGCCCATGCTCGCGAACTGCTCGTTGTTGAACGTGCCGGCCCGATTCATCTTCCCGTTGATCATCTGGTGGACGTTGACGTAGGTGCGGCGACCCTGCGTGCCGGGCTTTCTGGCGCCGGTCCCGAACTCGACTAGCCAGGCGTGATTCCCACTCCCCATGTCCGGGTCGGCGCCGACGGGGCCGGTGACTCTCGGGCCAGTGATCGCGACCGTCGCCCCTTCGTACTGCCGAATCCGCGTCGTCACCGACTTCCCGAGGTTGTCGGTGACGTTGTTGATCTTGGCCTTGTAGCCCTTGCGGATGATCTCCGACGCCTTCTTGGCGGCTTTGGCCTTGAGTTGGCCTGGGTCTTTCATGGCCCGCAGGGCCATCAGTTCAAGCTCCTTGGCAACCTCGCGAGCGCCGGCCGTCTGGATGCTGACGAACCCTTCGACGATCTGCTTGGCAGACTGCCCGCCGAAGTCGCGCGGCTGCGTTGCGTCGATGAGTACCGCCATCACTGCACCTCGCGGGCCAGGATTTCCAGGGCCGTGCGGTTGTCGCGCTCGACGACCGCCGCAATTTCCATCGTACGGCCTCGCCAGATGAGGCGGTTGAGATGCGTGACGTCGGCACGGTAGCGGATGCGGATGCGGTGGGTCGCGATGACGTTGGCCTGCTGGGCCTGGAGGATGTCCCGGCTCGAGAGGCCGCTGACGCTCGCCCACACCGTGGCGACGGTGGTGTCCCAGTCCATGACCGTCTCGCCGGAGGGCTTACGCACCTCCGTCTGGGACTTGATCGCGACCCGCTCCCGCATGGTCCCGATGATCATGTGACCGTGCCTTCGCCGATGATGACGATTTCGTAACTTGCAGCGCCTCCGTCCGTCGCAGATAAGCGAATGATCTTTGACGTCGCTCCGACCTGATAGCCGTCTTCGGACGGAGAAAACACAAAAAAGAATGAGGTTCCGGCCAGCCGGATCGGCTCCCCTGCACCGTCGCTCTGATTTCTGTAAAGCGGAAGGTAGTAGAACCTGTTTTGTGGCGTGGTATCATTCCAGTCCGCGCCGACGAGTAGCGCCTCGCCTGGATTTGTGTTCTTGATGTAGATTCCCTTGACATATGTCATGCTTACGGTGCCGCGGTCGTCTGGCAAGGACTGAAGGTTGAAGTCAACGTATCCGCCGAACCCTGGGGTTGACCCGGACGCGCTCCACGCCACCTGCGCCTGGTTGGCTCCGGTGCCGTCGGTGAGCGTTAGTGCGTAGTTTGCCGGCGTGGCCCGCAGCGTCCGCGACAAGTCACCGCTGGACGTCTCGTGAGCAAGGATGGAGAGAGCGATCTGGGCGGTGAGTGCCATCGGTCAGGTTCCCATGACGTAGATTTCGTAGTTCTGGCCCGTCGTCCCGCCGACGCGGAGGATGCTCCCGCCGGACGTCGTGGCGAAGCCGGCCGAGTTCGGGCAGGACAGCAAGAACGCGCCGCCCTCGCGGATCGGGTAGCCGCGGAGCGTCAGCGCCCCGAGGTTGATGATCGGTGAGAAGTTCCAGGCCGTGACGTCCTGCCGGAACAGGCTGAACTGGCTCCCCGTCCACCCCGCAGACAGGGCGATCTGGCTCGTCGTCGACAGGTTCTTGAGGCACAGGAGCTTCACTGTGCCGATGCCGATGGCCGAGAAGTCGACCTCGTCCAACCCAGCAGAGAACGTGCGGCGGTCGCTCCAGACCTTCGTGCAGTCGCCGACGTCGAAGAAGAACGTCAGCGGGTGGTCGGCGATCTCCGTCGTCAGGCCGTTCGCGAACTGCGAACGTGCCTGCACCTTTGCCTGCACCTGGGCCTGGAGGCTCATCGGTAGCCTCCCCAGCCGGACGCCGCCAGGAGCGTGTCGAACGTCTGCGGGACGGGAAGCACCTGGCTGAAGCCGGTGACCACGGGCTGCCGCATCTCGAACCAGTGGGCGACGAGGAGAAGGATCAGACCCTTGACCGTGCTCGGCACGCTCGAGCCGCTGGCTCCGTAGCCTGCCGGCCAGCGGACGACGACGCTGTTCTCGTCGCCCCGCACCGCCGGCCAGACGCCTTCGTAGACAGGGTAGATGCGGCCGGGCGTGGCGTAGTGGTCGGTCTGGAACGCACCCGTCGCCGAGGTGATCGTCTGGCTGACGCCGGCCTCGTCGCGGTAGATGACCGTCACCGTACCGCTCGCCATCGGCGGGCGGGGCAGGATGATCTCCCATAAGGGGAAGCAGTCATAGCGGGCCTCGAGCGTCTGGGAGATGAGGCTGACGTCCAGCACGTTCTCGACGTACTCGGTCGCCATCGCGATCAGACTGTTGAGGTATGTGTCCTCGTCGGAGGTGTCGACGCGGCACTGCGTCTTCGCCTCCGCGAGCGTCACCGGATAGACCGCCGGGGCGGTGTGCTTGACGAGGCTGCGGTATGGCGTGATGCCAGCCGACGGATACTCTGGCGAGCCGTAGGTGATGGTGACGGTCATTTCGCCTTCCTCCTGGCCGGCTGCGGCATCGTGGCCCGCTCGCTCCGCTCTTCGACGGTCGCGGCCTCCAGGCGACGCTCGCCGATCTCCTCGACCATGCCGCGGGCGATGTAGATGCGCGCCGCGCCGTCGCCCCAGTCAAACTCTTGCCCGACGCGGTAGCCGGCGAACGACTTCAGTACGCGAATCCTCATGGCACGAATCCCCAGGCGCCTTCCGGCGGCTTCTTCCCGTTGTTCCAGAACTCCGTCGTGTGCTGCTGCACCTTGCCGCCTTCGACGCTCCTGGAGGGCCAGGTGATCATCAGTTCGGCGTGGCCGACGCTGACGTTGGTGGCGATGCCCAGGCGGTTCCCGCTGGCGGCGAACTTCTTCCAGAAGTAGATGTCCTCGTCGATATGGCCGCCCGTGAACGTCCCTTCGTCATTGGCCTCGGCCAGGAACCACGGCTTCGCCATCTTCTTGATGGCCGCGGTGCGGATGAACGTGCAGCCGAAGTGCGCTGTCTCGACGGGCTGGACGACCTTCTGGAACCAGTCGTTTTCGACCGTTGTCTTCTCGTCCGGCGTGATCCCAGGCAGGGCGAACATCACCGTGTTCGCCTCCCGCTTGGTCTGAAGCGGAGCGAGGGCGTCGAAGCCCGAGTGCATCAGGAGGGCGAGGAGCGCTTCCACCGTCTTGGCGGTGAAGATCGTGTCATAGTCGATCGTCAGCACGACGTCGTGCGTGTCGACGACCTGTTCCATGCACCGCTGGAGGCATTGACCGAAGAACGCGCCCGTGTATTTGATCGGGGCGATCCCGTGCGGCGCGAGAGCCTGCGAGATGCAGAAGAAATTATCAGTGAAGCCGAGGCGAGGGACGCTCATCAGAGCGGCTACCTTCACCTCGGCTTCACAATTACCGACACGCAGCAGCATGGTTCGCTCCTTGTGAGGAGCGGGCGCGCATCCTTGCGCCTTTGTCGGCCGTCATGGCCGTCCCGCTTGTACGGGACTAGCCAACGAATCGGCCGATGACACCAGCGTCGGAGTTCGACACGGGCGACTCTTCGGCACGACCCAGGCGGGCCACCATCGCCACGTTCGCCGTGGCGCCGGGCGTGTAGGACACCTTCAGGTAGCGCTTCTTGGCCTTCGTGTCGATGTCCAGCTTGAGGACGGACGTCAGGGCCGTGCTCGTGACAGCCGGGATCGAGAAGCCGCCGACGCCGCCGCCCACCAGGGCAGTGACGTTCGAGTAGGACGAGTTGTCGTCTGACTCTTCGACCTTCACGACGTTCGCGAACACCGTGCTGGCGTTGCTGGCCCGCAGCACGGTCACGCTGGCGTGATCGTAGCCGATGGTGTCGATCGTCAGCGTGGCGGTCGCGGTCGCGCCGACAGCGGCCGACTCGAGGTTCGCAACGACCTTATGGTTCTGGGAGTGGATCATGCTTCAGAGGCTCCTGTTATCACGAGGCGGCCGAACGGAGAGCGATCACGGGACCGACCTCCGAAGTCGTGCCAAGGGTGTGGGCAACGGAATCGAACCGCATCGTTCCCTGGAGCAGGAGCTGGTCGGTGGTCGCGTAGACCTGATCGAACAGCCGCACCGAGAAGTCACGACGCCGGGCGTAGATGCAGGCGAGGTTCAGGTTGCCGAAGAGCAACTTCACCTTGCTGGTGTCCGCACCGAGGGTGCTGTTCATCACATGCACCATCCGCACGGGGTAGCCGAGGAAGGACTCGCCAGCCGCCGCACCGATGTTCTCGACGGTGTTGCCACCGGCCGCGTACTTCAGGCGGGCAATGCTCGCCGCGTAGCCGGCCGGCGACACATACCAGGCCGCTCCCTGACGGGCGTAGAGGGGCAACTTGCCCATCACGGCCAGGAAGTCCTCGATGTCCAGCGTCTCGAACGCCGTGTTGCCCGAGGCGGCCGACACCACCGAAGAGGTGTGCGTGCCGTCGTTGATCTTGTTGATGACGCCGTTGATGCCGCCGTACTGGCTGGTGCCGTCACCGATCCAGCCGCACTGGTCGATGCGGAAGGCCAGCGAGGTCGAGAACTCCGTAGCGATTGCGTCGGCCAAAGACACCACGCCAGCGGTATCTTCGACCACCTCGGTGCTCATCCGGCAACCGACGGCCAACTTCTTGGCGACGAGCGACACGTTGCCGTAGGTCGGCTCGCTCTCGGTCACTGCGGAGCCTTCGCCCACGAAGTAAGCGGTCGTCCCCGACAGTCGCTTCGGGATCACCATCGTGTCCCGGCTCATCGACACGTTCTCGACGGCGCCCGGGTAGGTGCCGTAGGTTTCGACGAGACGAATCACGCGAGCGGCGAACTCCTCCGGCACCAGGCTGCCGCCGGCCGAATTGCTGCCCTCGTTGAGGGCGCGGGCCTCGACGCCGTGCTCACGGCACCACCGGATGTCCGACTCGTTCTTGAACACGGTGGCCTTGATCCACCGGCCGCACCGGTAGGCGCTCTCGACGGCATCGGGGCCGTCGTTGAACGCACGCAGGGTCGAGTGATGCGGGTTGATCGCCCGAATCTCGGCCTTCTTGGGCTGCTCGGCAGCCACGGGGGCGGCGGGGGCCGCCGGGGCCGCAGCCTCGACGACCGCGCGGAGTTCCTGCTCCTTCGCGGCGAGCTTGCCCTCGAACTCCAGGTCGGACTTGACCTTGTCGGCCTCGTCGGAAAGCCGACGGAGTTCCGCGGTCTGATCCTCCGAACGCTCGGCCACATCGGCCAGTTCGGTCATCCGGGCGGCGATCGCCGCGGCACGGTCCTGAAGACGCTTGAGGTTGCTCGCCATGATTGGCCTTGCTCCTTGTGAAGCCGGCCAATCGCGAAGGTGCGGCGGCCGGCGGGTGGTTTGCCCGCAAGCGCGCCGCGAAATGAATCCTCAAGTCGCTCGCACTGCTCCCTGCGAAATCCTTCGCAGGGCGTATATCTTGATTTGTAGGGTACGGACTACTTGCCGTGCAAGTGAGTCCGCAGCATCGTTGCCTTGAGCGACGCGATCTTCGACTGGAAGTCATCCGTCGACGCAGAGACTATGACGGCAAGTGGCTTCGGCTCGAGCGACTCTTCGTCGACGTCTCGCTCTTCGTCGATCATCGACAGATCACGCTCGCCCTCCATCTCCTTGACCTTGCGTGCCGACCAGTTCTTGGCGGCATTTCCGCCCCACAAGAGCCACGCCACAAAGCCGGGCTTCTCTTCGCCGGCTTTGTCCCAGCCGGGGGACTTGCTCGCCGACTCGTGCCGCGCGAACCAGGCATTCATCTCGCGAACCCAGTCGTCGTTCATCTCCTCGCGGCGGGCCAGGCGGTTCGCGCGGGCCACCGTCTCCGGCTTCAGGCCGTCGCCAGACTTGCCTTCCTCGTGGAGTTTCAGACCTCGTCGAGCCGCCGAGGCCATTCCGGCCGTAGGTTTGAGGCTGACGGCGGCACGCTCCTCATCGCCGGCCGCCACCGCACCGTCTTCGGGGGCGGCGTCCGCTTCGGCTTCAGGAGCCGCGACAGAATCTTCGACCAGAGCGCTATCCGCTCGCTGCTCATCGGCAGGCTCCTCGGCCTTGGTGTTCTCGGCGAGGGCCATTTCGATGGCCCGCTTGCTGACGTAGGTTTCGGTGGCGAGATAGGCCGGGGTGTCGACGGGGCCGGCGTCCCCGAGATACGAAAACTTCTTGATCCGACGGATCATTCGGCCGTTGGCGTCGCGGGTCCACGACTCGTCTGCTGGCTTCGAGCGGAAGGCGAAGCTCGACCCGCGCACATCGCCTCTTTCGATCAATTCGACGACGTCCGCAGCCGACCGCGGCGGGTCGATTTCGTACCGCAGGCCGCGCTCGTCGACTGTCAGGCGCATCGTGCCGCTGGTGGTGCGGCCGATGACGCGCTCGTGGTTGTATTTGCCGAAGACGTCGGGATTCGACCGCATGACGTCGTCGAACGCGCCGCGTTCCACGATCTCGACAAAGCCACCCAAGTCCTGCGACTCGGATTCAAATACGGCGGCGTAGCCGCGAATGACCGTGCGGCCATTGTCGTCCTGCTTGACAACCAGCCCCGGCACTTCGCCGATCAGGCGTCGCTCAAGTTCGCACGATCCGTCCATGACTTCGTCGCCTCCTCATACGGCCTGCCGGAGCGGTGACACTCCAGGAGGCGGTTTCTCGTCTCTTCCATCCACGCAAGCACGAACGCCTCGATGTCGCGGCCAGTGGCCTTGGCGGCGTCCAGCAGTTCGGTCTTCATCCGCTGCTCGTGGGCCTCGAGCCACGCCTGCAACTTCCCCGGCTTGTTGCGGCGCTCGAGAATCCCGTCGGCCTCGACGGCCGCGAGCCGCCGGAGCGTCGTGCGGAAGAGCACCTCGGCCGCGGAGCGGTCGCTGGTGGCGGCGTCCGCAGGCGTCGGCCCGTCGTTGCCGTCGGTGGCCTCCTGCTCGTCGGCGTCATCGTCCATGCTGTCATCGCTGGAGGCGTCCGTCGCCGGCTCGCCGGGCGCGCCCGTCGGATTCTCGACGGTGAAGGCGTCCAGGAGTTGCATATTCACCTGGACAAACCGCTTGTTGCCGAGGCCGTCGGGGAGCGGGTTGTAGCCGATCTGGCCGCGGATTTCGTCGACACTCAAGCAGCCCATGTTGAACATCTCTCGCAGAAACTGCGAGCGGGCCTGGTAGTCGCCGGCCATGAGCGCCGACATATCGAACTCGACGAAGTAGTTGGCCGAGTCCGCGATCAAGTCGCGACGGGCGGCAAACTGCCACCGCCGGCAGTGCGGAATGAGCGAGAACGTCGCGAAGTCGATGGCCGACTGCTCGACGGAGTTGTAGCGGACGTTGCTCAAATCGCCGAGGAGATGTAACGGCACCCGATAGCCGCGCGAGATTTCTTCGACTGCATAGCGGCGTGTGGCGATAAGCTCCGCGTGCTGGTTGTTGACGGGGTCGTTCTTCTTGTGGAAGCCGAAGGGCATGACCACGGTGGAGAACGCTTTGGTCGGGCCGCGGTGGGCGTCGTCCCACTGGCTCTTGAAGTTCCGCAGCGCGTCAGGCTTGAACGGCTGGTCGGTTTCGATGTACGTCCCCGTCTGGGCGCCGTTGCCAAAGAACGCGCTCGAGTGCAGTTCCGTCGCCCTGGCGAGGGCGATGGCGTCCTTGGCGAGCGAGATCGGGATGTAGCCGGTGACGCCGTCGCTCGAGAGCCAGCGGAGGTGGAAAATCTGATCCTGCCGGTACTTCTTCGGCTCGGCCTGCATCGGCTCGGTGTATTGGTACTGGAGCCGGCCGTTCTCGAGCCGGACGATCTTCATCCGGCTGGCGTGCAGGGGGATCAGTTGATCGACGGCCCCGCGGCGGCCGGGCTTGATGAGGGAGTAGGCGTTGCCCCAGAGGAGCAACTGGCTCATCATCCACTCCCGCCACTCGAAACTCGTCATCCAGTCATTCGGCTGGTAGGCGAGGACTTCCTGGAGCGGCTGGTCTTCGGCGATTTCCTTGCCTCCACCCGGCAGACGCCGGTAGAGGTTGAAGGGCATCGACGCGATGCTTTCGGATAGCACTCTTACGCAGCAAAGTACCGCGCTGCACTGGAGGCTGCTCTCGGGACTGACGGTGACGCCGGCCGTCGTCTTGTTGTTCTCGACGATTTCCTCGAAGACGCGGGAGAGGCTGGATCGCAACTCCAGGATGTCGCCGATGTTTTCGTCGTCGAAGTCAGGCATCGCTTAGAACACCACCAGTTTCGGGTCTTCCTCGGGGCCGTGGGTTTCGCCGCTGGCGAGGCCCAAGGCCATGATCAAGGCCACGGCGGCGTCGATCCTTGCGGTCGCGTGAGAGTGTTGTTTTGTAGGCTTGACGTTCCCGGCGTCATCGACGCGGCACTGCATATTGCTCAAGTGGAGGGCGATCGCCTTGTTGTCACCGAGTCGGAGCCGGCCTCCCAACGCCAGCGCCTCAAGCAACTTCGTAGGCGCTGACAAACTGGCGTAGCCCTGTCCGTAGGGCTTGACGTCAATCCCTTCAGCGACCAACTGGGTCGTGATATGCGTGGCATTCCAGCGATCAATAGCCACGGCGCGGACTGCGTTCTTCTCGCAAAACGAGAGGACGTAGTTCCGAACCGCGTCAAAATCGACAAGATCGCCTTCTGTTAGTGTAACGAATCCATCCTTGGCCCATTGCCGATACGGCGCTTCCGGCTTGTCGGCGTTCTCCTCTGGGATGAAGAGATGCGCGTGAACGTCGAACGAGCCGTCATCGTCAGCCCAGACGGCGACGAACGCCGTGGTGTCGGTGTTGCTCGACAAGTCGAGGCCGCAGTAGGCGATGCGGTCGCCGATGGGCCTGGTGGGAGTAAGGCACTTGTCGATGGTGCCGGTGCGGAAGTAGCGGTTTGCCCCGTTTGACACCCACTGGTTCAGGTACAGTGTCCTGAACTTGATCTCCTGGACGACGCTTTCGCGGGCGAGCGACGCCTCGCGTTCCATGAACTCCTGCCGTACGGTCGTGCCGTAGTTCGGCTGGGCAATGCGCCAAGTAGCCTCGTCGAACGGGTCGGCATCGTCAGGAGCCGCAAAGATGCACGGCAGGAACGTCGGATCGTCGATCAGGCCGTCCCTGACCTTCAAGGCCCGCTGCCACTCGTCATAGCAGGGGCCGACGCGATCCATGCCGGCCGTGCTCACATAGATGACGAGCGGCTCGGCTCGCGCACCCATACCCGATTCCAGCACATCGACCAGATCCCGGCTGGTCTGGACATGGTATTCGTCCACCACCACCAGGCTCGGGTTGTAGCCGTGCTTGCCCTTGTGCTCGCTGGAAAGGAACTGAATCGTGCTCTGCTTGTGCGGGATGACGATGGAGTTCTTGTAGATTTTGCACCGCTTCAGCAGGCCGGGGCAGGATTCGATGTACCTTGAGCACGCCGTGAACAGGAGGCTCGCCTGCTTCCGATCCCCGGCAGCGATGAGAATCTGGCCGCCGGCCTCGCCAAAGAAGCCCTCGTAGGCGCCGATCACGCCGCACATCGCCGTCTTGCCCATCTTCCGAGGCAATGCCAGCAGGCTCCGCTGGTACTGGCGGCGTCCGTCCGGCCGCTTCGTGTTGAAGAGGGCGTCGAGGTACTCGTCCTGCCACGGGGCCGGAATGAACGGCTGGCCGGTAAACGGGGACTCCGTATGCTTCAGCAGCCGCGCGAACTCGCGGATGTCAACCCGTCGCTGCGTCGTCAAAGAGGGCGTCCACGGGGTCTGAAGTGACCTTCACGGCGCCGTATCCAAGGCGCGTGCGGTCGGCCGGAGTAAGGCCCAGAACAGTCTCCAACTGCCGCAGTTGCTCATGGCAGTGGTTGCTCTGTGACTGCCAGCGAGACGGCCTGCTGAATCGCAGCGATCCGTCGGGTGCCAGCACCTCGACCCATCCAGACTCCATCTTGGCGAGGTTCTTTTCGGCCTCTTGCCACCTGTCCCAAATGACCGAATACCTGGCGATGACCTCGGCGTCCGACTCTGCCAGAGTCCCCATTCGCGTCGCGTATTCGCACACGAGCGAGAACATGGCCTTGGCGGCTGGGCGCATCCACTCCGGCGGCACCGGCATATTCTTCGGAGCCGTACCGAGTTCCTCTCGGTAGTTCGCCTCCTCCGAACCGCGGAGCTTGAGAACGTGCTTCGGTAGTGGGGCAGGGCCGCGTGCCATGACTGCTAGTCTAGGCTTGTAGCGTACCGCTGCACAAAGGAGTCGAGCGGTTCCGCGCCCCGCAGGCAATTACACTTCCAGCAGGCGGCCTGGCAGTTGTCGAGGACATGGCCTGGGCCGTCCGGCCCCAGCGACAGAGGGGCGATGTGGTCGATGGTTGGGCATCGAGGATGCGGCGTCCTCGTGCCTGGCATGACGGTGAATGATGGAAGCAACTCGCAGCCGCATATCTGGCAGGCCCAGTTGGCGCGGTCCATGACCACCTTCTTGCTCACCTTGGTGTAGGCGGCGCCGTACTTCTTGCACCTTTGCCTGAACGTACATGCGTGACCGTACAGCCGCCTTCTGCGTCGCTTGTTTTCGCGGCGGCTCTTGATTTGACGGTCTTTTGCACACTGGCCGCATAGCCGCCTTCCTGGTTGACACTCACAACCACATTCGCTGCAAAACCGCAGCGGCTGGCACCGATCACACATGGTCTTGCCGGAGCCGAAGCCGACGATGGCAGACTCTCCGCAGCGGGCGCAGGCAATCGTCTCGTGCTTCGGCGGTTCAGTGGCCTCTCGGCGCCACTCGAGAAACCAGCCGGCAAGTTTATGGGCAACCTCTAGCGGGCGAGAGGCACACGGCAGTTTGCGGCGGCGTGCGTCGAACGCGCATTCGCGAGAGCAGTATTTCGACTGCACCGAGTAGGCGCCGCTTTTATACCTCTTGCGTGTGAATGTAACGCCGCAGCAGAGACATTCATAAACCTTCGCCTGGCAGGCGCACTTATACGAGCAATACTGCTGATTCGCTTTGTTTGTCTTGAAGTTCCTTCCGCATCGCTTGCACTGTATTGGATCGCCGTGGATGATGCCTTTTCCGTTATGCTGACACCGACGAGAGCAGAACTTCTTTTTGTACGGCGAACTGAATGCCCCTCCGCAACGGACGCACGCTTGATCAAGCAGCCTCCTTGGACGGCAGTAGGCGGCCAGGCACTTTTCGCACTGGATTCCAGACCTCGGCCCACGGCCTGGATAGTCCACGCGGACTCCGCACTTGAAGCAGAAGCACGGCTGGTTGCGGCGAAGATGCAGACCCTTCGACGCAATGCTGGCACAGCGGCTCGAGCAATACTTTCTCGGCTTGTACCCGAGAGACGCAGGCACACCGCTCCCGCAGACGGGACACGATTTGACCTCCTTGTCGCCGCAACATCCGGTGTCGCAGGCCACGCTCGTAGCCTACAGGACGCGCGTTTTTTCTCCAAATCGTCGGCTCGGGTTTTCCATGTTCTAGGAGCTGGAAAACGCCGCCCAGCAAATCGGGTACGCCCCCCGGAATCTGCCCGTCTGGGGACAAGCGGTCTGTTACATAATCCGCCCCGACGGCGTATCCCCCACCCATAGGGGGTGTGATATTTTCCCCACGATTTACGGGCCGGGGCGCACACCTTGAGTGTTTCGCCGCTGAAATATAGGCTTCTGCGGATTCTTTCTCATCGTGCTAAGTGTCCAATTAAATTCCGCGCGGGCCGTTGCCGATTACACTTGACACGGCCCGCGTGAAGCGTATTCTTCATGCGAACGGGCCGCGCGGCCCGCGAGACTTCAGCACGAAAGGACGAGACGATGAATGCTGTGCAAGTGTGGAAAGATGGCGGCGAGCGGTTTGAACTGTGGAACGAGCGCCAGATGGTCGATATCGTCAGCACTCGCGAAGAGGCGAGCGCGTGTGGTGCTACTAGTTTCACGCTGACGGAAGAACCACGTTTCCTCGTTCGCGATGAGAGTGGGCGCGGGTGGTGCGCGGAATGGAACTACACTGATTTTGGCGCCGAAGAGCGCGAGTATCGTGAGGAAGGATACGATACCGACTGCGCTGGCAACGAAGTAGAGTTTCAGTCTCTGGGCGAATGGCTGGATTCATCAGATGCTGGGGATGAATTCGACAACTCTGATCAGATGCTCACGATCATTCGCATTAACTGACCACCACCACCACGAAACGAAAGGGCATTCGATGAAAATCGAAACAGACTACCAGCCAGTGTTCTACAACGGTGCATTGTGGGGGTTCCTAAAAACCACGTTTGACCACGATACGAACGAACTAACGGCGGAAGTTGCCGCGCATGCCGATACCGTGAAGACTCTTCCGCAGTGGGTTGTAGATTGCTACTTCGGAAGTGATCGTCCAGAGAGTGTTAGCGAGTATGAATGGAACAGCGTTACATTCTGGCCCACTAACAAGAGCATTCGATTCCCTAACTGACCACCACCACCACCACGAAACGAAAGGCTACATACCATGAAGACTATCGACACTGCGACCATTAACAAGTCCGTCCGCTCTATCCTTTCTGACAACACGAAACTCCGAAAACTGCCCAACGGGCAACGGGTGATTAACGCTGGCGTTACGCTGGCACCGTCGAAGCGTTCGGGCATCGTCAACGTCTGCCCACATGCGACGGCGGCGTGTATTCTGGTATGCGTTCTCTGGTTCGCGGGTCGCACCGTAACGCGAACGGTGCGGGAGGCCGCCACGAAGCGTACGCGCCTCTGGTTCTACGATCCTGCGACGTTCTACGCTCGTTTGGCGCGTGAACTTGCGGCGCTCGCCCGCAAGGCGGCGCGGGATGATGTTCGCGGATTCTGCCGAACCAACGTAGCAAGCGACGTTGATCATCCGCACGAAGTCTACACGGCCCACCCTGCGATCACGTTCTACAACTATACGAAGAACGAAGACCACGCCGCAGCGTACGGGCGTGGTGAGTTGCCCGCGAACTACCACGTTTCCTATTCCGTTTCAGAGCGCACCACGTTTGAAACGGCCCGCGCCTTGAATGCCGCTGGTGTCAATCTGGTGGTGGTGTTTAACAGCCACTACTTCGGGCCGCTTCACCGCTTCGGCATTGTTCCAGCCAGCGTTCGTTTCGTTTCGCGCGCCACGGGCGAGACGTTCACGGTCGACACGGTCGACGGTGATATTCACGATCTGAGAACGCCAGAGTTTGACGGGCGCGGTGTGGTGGTGGCGTTGCGGGCGAAGAGCGGCGCGAAGCTGCGGGCGCGGGCCGTTGAACTGGGGTTTATCAAGCGTTTCGCCGCTGGGGCGAAATGGTTCGTTGATGAGTACGTTCGCGCGGGTGAGTGTGTGGTCGAATTGAACTAAAACCACCACCAGCGCCACCAGCGGCCCGCGCCACTTCACGGAGTGGCGCGGGCCGCTCACTGCGCATAACTACGGGCGAAACACCACGCCCGCACCACGGGCCGACAGCATCGACCACCACGCCCGCACCAGCGGGCCGACAGCATCGACCACCACGCCAGCACCAGCGGGCCGACAGCATCGACCACCACGCCAGCACCAGCGGGCCGACAGCATCGACCACCACGCCAGCACCAGCGGGCCGACAGCATCGACCACCACGCCAGCACCAGCGGGCCGACAGCATCGACCACCACGCCCGCACCAGCGGGCCGACAGCATCGACCACCACGCCCGCACCAGCGGGCCGACAGCATCGACCACCACGCCCGCACC